TGGTGTTCCGTTGAATCTACTGCTGTCTTTATAACAGTCAGGTCCTTGTTTTACCACATAGGCAACTACTGTAGCCAGAGCTTCACGATCTACGGTGCTTTTTGCTAAGTGTATTCCGCCTTTGGTTTGTGCTTTGCCAGCGTAAGGAAGTACCAACATACGCCAACCAGTTGGTTGTGGCATGCGATCAAGTAATGATTTGTCTAATAAAGTAGGATCAAGAACTCTAGCCTCTTCCTCTATGTAAGCATCTGCAACTATGTCGTTTGTTGATTTAAGTTCTGCCATTTATTGCACTTTGTAAAATTCTTTTATTTCGTTCTCAACATAGTATAGAGCAGATAGCTCACCTTGCAAATATTTATAATGTTCAATATCTTTTAAACCACCAGACATGAGAGTTTCTTTTATCTGCTCTTTTCTGTTTTCTGTTATTTTTTTTAATTTATCAAAAAAATTTACTTCATCCATTATTTTTTAGTTTTTGCTGGTTTTCTTTTTTTTTGTGCAGATTTAACTTTAGGTTTAGCTTTGGGTTTAGCTTTAGCTTTAGGTTTTTCTTCTGCTACCACTACTTCTTCTATTACTTCTTCTATTACTTCTTCTACTGCAATTACAGGGTCTTTAATTTTAGCTATGTTGTCTGCAATTCTTTTTTCATTAGCCACATTTTTTGCATACTTAGCTGCTACAGACTGAGCGTGAGCCATTGCTTCTGCCTCTCTTTCAATTTGTTTTGCTTTGCGTAACTCTTCTACTGCTTTTATTTTGAATGATGTTGCCATTTTAATTCCTCATTTTTGTTCCTAGTTCTAACATTTTAAGATCAGCGTTTTGCTTCAATCTATCTATAGCTACATCAAGTTTATCATCAGCTATACCTTTTTGCACATTTATGCGTTGTTCTTGTAAATTGTTTTCTACTGACTTTTCTTGTGCTCTTTGATTTTGTTTTTGCATGAACTGTTCTGAATCCATGTCTAGCTCTTTATCTTTTAAATCTAATTCTGCTTTTCTTATGTCTACCAATGGGTCTTCGCTTTCGCCTTGCCCTATTGATTGTAAAAATTCAGATGTTAATTGTGCCATTATCGGAGAACTGTACTGATCTAAAGTCATTTGTATCTGTTGTTGCATTTGTTGTGCTTCTTGAGGAGACATTTGTTGCATTTGACCTTGTACTTGTTGTAATTGCATTTGCACTTCTTGTGGTATTTGTTCCATAGACATTTCAGCAGATAAGAACTGTAAGTGTTGCATGCAATGACTAATTATTATTGATTGTATCTGTGGGTTTTCTTTAACTACTTGAGTTAAAAACAAACTTTTGTGCGTTTCTAAATGAGCCTGATGGTTTTGTCCTTCAAAAGCCTGAGCTGGTTGTCCAAGCATTAAACTGCTGTTTTCTAAACCAGCATCAACTGGTTTTGGTGTTGTGTCTGGTGGTGGTGGTATTAAAGACTCTACATTGTCTACACCTAAAGCTGCATACATTCTTTTGTAGGCTTCGTACATGCCTTGTTGCCCATGTATTTCTGGATTGGATTGAACCATTTGCAACAACTCTTGTGCCAAAGTTATTCTTTGACTCTGTGAGAATATGTTTGGATCGGACACGGGTATAACGTCCACTCGACCATCAAAGTCTTGTTGTTTTATTTCGACTGCACCTGACCCCATTGCAAATGGGTATTGTGGTGGTAAATACTCTGAAAAAACTTTAGACAGTAATTGAAATTCTTTCTTTTGTGCGTAATGAAGTCTTTTATGTATGGCACTCATTACTTTGGTTCCACGCTCTAACAATGCAACTGTAGTACCAACAGGCATAGCTGCATTACTATCACCTACGTTCATGTCGGCTATAGCGGCAAATCTTTTACCAGAATCAACCAATAAACCAAGTAATTGCATGAGCACGTTGCTAGGTTCTTTAATTGGTAAGGGTATTAAGTTTTCTCGCAACGATCCACCTGTTGTGTCGATGTCTCTGAATTCACCGGGTTGCAACGGTTCGTCCTCATCTCGTATTCGCATGCCTCTGGCTTTAAATCCAGCTGGTAAGTTAGCCAGTGTTCCAGCGTCTATAAGTTGTCTTAAAATTGATGTAGATGCTTTAGATAAGCCGCCTATCATGTGAGACAGTCCTAGTCCGTAAAAGCCTAATCCCGGCAAGAACTTATACTGCACAAAATAGTTGATTTTATTTTTAAGCGGATCACTTTCTAAATAGTTTCTTCTGATTGATAAAACAGTCTCAGAAGACTCGTCAATAGTAATGATATAGGGAAGTTTGAGCCCTGTAGGTTCTCCGTTGGCATCTACATCTTCAAATCCTTCAATCTCTAAAACGGTGTGAATTTCATAAATGGTTCTATTTCTATCTTCTTTATAACTTTGTTCTATGCCTTGTATTTCATCGATTTGTGTCTTAATGTCAGAATCGTTTTCACTATAATCTTCGTCATTTATTTCAACGTCTGCATAAAAACCTGTAACTTGTTGTTTTTTGATTTCATTAAGAGACATGCTAATAGCGTGAGTTATTCTTTCTGCTGAAGACATGTCAGAAGCTTCGTAAGGCACAATTAAATCTTCAGGTGCTATAAATTTAGATATTGCTTTGTTTGTTACTAAGTCAAAATAAACTTTCTTAAAAGCAGAACCAGCCAGTGGCAAATAGAACAATAACATGTCTAGTTCAGGATCGTATTCTTGCATTACGTTCATGATGTAGTAATTCATAAACTCTTGTACTCTTTCGGCTTGGCTTTCAGTTTCTATTGTTCTGGCACCAACTATTTCAGTCTTAACAGGACCTTTAGCTGGTAACATTTCCTTATATGCCTGAGCTTGGAACTGAGTTACGGCTTCAGCTAAAATCGGGTGAATTACACCAGAAGCACCTTCAAATGGCTGACTTCTTTGTTCATCAAATTTCATTCCTAAGTATTGCAAGCCTTCTGTGTAAGTTTTTTCCCACTCACTTCTTGATTGTTTGTCGCTGTACACTGAACTTATTAAGTCTGAAGAAAGTTTGCTCAACACGTTTTCGTCTACAAAATCAACCAAATTAGAATCAAATTCTACGGGTGGCATTTGTTCTTCTTGCAATTCATCTGTTACAAGGATTTCTTCTTCATTAACTAAAATTTGAGCAGCATCGCTTATCAGTTCTTGTTGTGATTGCTCTGGTATTACTTCTATTGACCTGTTTTGATCAATAATGTCAGGGTCGTTTTCTGTTCCTAATGCTTTGTCTATTGCCATAATTTTTTAGTGTAGCACTCTAGGTCGAGTTTCGTCACCCAAAGAAAATAAATCTGTAAGCTCGCCTTCTAAAATTAAACCTTGTGATTCAGCTATCAGCTCTGCTTGTTTTTCATTTTCAGCATGAATGTCAGGACCTTCGTACTCTTTTGTGTCGTGTATAAATCTAGTTATATATATTTTCATTAATAATACACCGTTCTGTTCTTAGATAACAATTTTACTTCGTCTTGATAATCTTCTTTTAAAGATAAAAAACCACCTTGCCTAAATCTCATTAGAGCCATGGTAGCACTATCGCAAAAGTCATCATGATCTCCAAATGGAAAAGATGCCATTTCTTCTCTTACTTCATCAGCGTAATCTTCTTCTGGAGCCCAAACCATTCCTGACTCAAAAATAGGAGCNACGCTGTTCATTCTNGCAATTTTATCTTGCCCTCTGCTTGGTGCATAAGCCGTAACTGGTATGCCCATACGCCTCAATTCTTGTGTTAATGGAGTTCCAGATGCTTTTGCTTCGATTAAGACACAATCTGGTTCCCAATATTTATACTCTTCAAAAGCAATTTTCTTTAATTCAGGAAAATCCACTCTAAATCTTTTTGCGTCTAAGAGAATAATTTGATCTACGTCATCACGATTTGTAAATATAGCCCAAGTAGTTATAGCCGAATAGTCAGCAGTTTCTTTTTTAGAAAAAGCCGTATCGTAGCTTTGTATAACGTAACTGTAGTCAGGTATGTCTTCACCCTCCCATTTTTGCCACCACTCACGCTTAACAATAGAACCTTCTTCAGAAGTGGGGTTTTGCATCCACTGGGCGTTCCATTTAGAAACTGGTAGTGAGGCTTTTACCGATAAAAGCTCTTCTTTCTTCCAATACTCGCCCCATAACGGTTTTTGTGAATCTGGCATTATGGCTGGAAACTCGATGACCTCCCATTGATCGGCATTGTCATCGCCTTGTTTTTTTATAACCTTGCCAACCAAATCTTTGGTGCTCCAACGTGTCATTACTATGACTATCGTGCCTCCCGGTTGTAATCTTTGTCTAGGACCTGATGTATACCACTCATAAGCAGATTCTAAAGATTTAGGAGATAAAGCGTCTTGTTCAGAATGTGGATCATCAATTATGAGTAAGTCAGCACCACGACCTGTAATAGCACCACCAACGCCAGCAGCAAAGAATTCACCTTCCATGTTGCTAGTCCACCTACCAGCTGATTTGTTGTCTGCTTGTAGTTTTATTTCTGGAAAAATAAGTCTGAAATCTTCACTGTCTATCAGGTTTCTTACTTTACGACCAAATCGCACTGCTAATTCTGCGGTGTGTGTACATTGTATAATTTTTAAAGCACCGTTTAATCCCATCATCCAAGCTGGAAAGAAGGTTGATGCAAACTCTGACTTTGAGTGTCTGGGTGGCAAACACACTATTAAGCGTTTTAATTTACCTTGAGCTATTCTGTTAAATTTGTCTGCAATTAGTCTGTGGTGTCGACCTTCAATAAAAGTATCACCCCACATGTGTTTAACAAATCCCAGAAAGTCTTTTTGACAAACATCTTGTTTGTCGAGCTGATCATAGCGACTTAATAAGGCTACAGCTTCTGCTTTGTCTTGTTCAGAAAGAATATCAAAATCTTTGAGAGAAATATCACCCATAAATCAATCGGGTTAAGTAACTAGGTAGTGACATAGTAGC